TGAAAGCAACTATAAAAACAAGTTTGATGAATACTATCGTCTGTGGAGAGGCCAATGGGCCGCTGAAGACATCATGCGTCAATCAGAGCGTTCTCGTATTATCTCTCCTGCCCTTCAGCAAGCAGTAGAGTCTGCAGTCGCAGAAGTTGAAGAAGCAACGTTTGGGCGTGGAAAGTGGTTTGATATTCAAGATGACGTAATGGATACCAACAACGGTGATATTGCAATGTTGCGTAATCATTTAGACGAGGACTTTAAGTTTGTAGCGGCTCGTAAAGCTATTGCCGAATGTATATTAAACTCTGCTGTCTTTGGTACAGGTGTTGCTGAAATTATTGCTGATGAAGAACTTCAGTTAATTCCGGCGACTCAACCAGTCATGGAAGGCGATATGTCTGCCGTAGGTGTTATTGAGCGTACACGAACCGTATTTAAGGTTCGGCCTGTCATGCCACAAAACTTCTTAATTGATCCTGTAGCAACAAGCATTAAAGAAGCCTTGGGTGTTGCGATTGACGAGTATGTTCCAATTCACCAAGTCCATCTGGCCCAAGAAGCAGGCATCTATCGTAACGAGGATGTACACTCTGCGGCTATTGATAGTGACCTTGAACCAGACCAAGAACTTACACAGTACACAGATGACAAAGTACGTTTAACCAAATATTATGGTAAAGTTCCTCGTGACTTGTTTGTTGCTGATGCTGACGAAGGAGAGTCTCCTGAGGACAAGTCAGAGTACGTCGAAGCAATTATTGTTATTGCGAATGGTGGCATTCTTTTAAAAGCAGAACAAAACCCATACATGATGCAAGATCGCCCTGTTGTGGCGTTTCCTTGGGATGTTGTCCCTAGTCGTTTCTGGGGTCGTGGTATTTGTGAAAAAGGTTATAACGCTCAAAAGGCATTAGATACGGAGTTACGAGCTAGAATTGACGCACTTGCGCTTACTGTACACCCTATGCTTGCTGTTGATGCTTCACGCCTTCCTAGGGGAAGCAAGTTGGAAGTACGACCCGGCAAGGCCATCCTTACGAATGGCAATCCCGCAGAAATCTTACAGCCGTTTAGATTTGGAAATCTTGACGCCAACACATTTAATCAGTCAGCCAGTCTCCAACAAATGGTGCAGATGGCAACAGGAGCTATTGATGCGGCAGGTATTCCGGGAAGTATTAACGGAGATTCAACTGCGGCAGGTATTTCTATGTCTCTTGGAGCAATCATCAAGAGACACAAACGAACACTGATTAACTTCCAAGAAGCATTTTTAATCCCTCTGGTTGAGAAAGTGGCTTATCGTTATATGCAGTTTGTCCCAGAGCGGTATCCTGCTAAGGACTTTACTTTTGTTGCATCTAGTTCTCTTGGTATTATTGCTCGTGAATATGAAGTTACACAACTTGTACAACTATTGCAAACAATGGGTCAAGAGTCACCAATGTACCCAATGTTAATTCAGGCTATTGTTGACAACATGAACTTGAGCAATCGTGAGCAAATTATTGCACAGCTTCAGCAAGCCATGCAACCTAACGAACAGCAACAGCAAGTTCAAATGCAAGCAATGCAAATGGAAATGGCTCAGAAACAGGCCACCGTGGAAAATATTAAAGCACAGACTGCGGAAGTTATGTCACGAGCACAACAAAACTCTGTGGAAACTGAGTTGTTGCCAATTGACAGTGAAACTAAACGTTACTCTGCTGTTATGAAAGGTATGGGTGCTGACCCTACTGAAAAAGAATTCAATCAACGTGCGAAAATTGCCGAGTTAGCTCTCAAGCAACGTGAAATTGAAACTAAGGAAGATATTGTAGAAACACAAATGAGAGGCCAAAATGGTAACGAAACAAGAGTTGGATAACATTCTCACACAAGTGAATGCCATTCTTAAACAATACGACAGTCGTCTTAAGGCGTTAGAAGAACAATCAACTAAGCCCAAAGCACCACAAAAGAAGGCTACATTAGCACAAGCCTCTTGACAAGTCAAGTGTTTTATGGTATAATAGTGTATATAAGCAGACAGGAGAAACTCATTGAGTCCTGAAGATGAAAAATATTATGAGAACTATTTAGATTTGTTCTTGACTGCAGGTTGGAAACAATTTGTTAAAGAAGCTCAAGATTTAATAGACTCATATAGAATTGAAGAAATTAAAAACGAACAAGATTTATTCTTTGTCCAAGGTCAAATAAACACTTTAACGAATGTTATTAACTTTGAGACAGGAATAAGAAATGCAATGGACATGGAGTCTGAGGATGCTTAGACGATATGATTTCAAATGCATAACTTGTGACCACATTGAAGAGCAATGGGTAGATTCTACTGATCTATTCACAACTTGCCTTGAATGCGGTGACACCTCACAGCGGATAATCTCTAATGTTTCCTCACATTTTAAAGGCACCGGATGGCCCGATGCTGATGATAAGTGGGCTAGGGATCATGAAAGAGCCGCTAAAAGATCACATCCATAATGCTACGGCACGGAGTTTAACAATATGGCACGTTTAATTGATCAAGAACCCGAAGATCAACAAGAGGAGTTCGCCACTTTAGGTGAAGATGAGCAAGTAGTCGAGGAAGCCCCTGAGCCAACCCTTGAGGACACTCCAGAACCTAAAGCCGAAGAAGATGACATACCTGAGAAGTATCAGGGCAAAGATATCAAAGATATCGTCCAGATGCATCAAGAAGCTGAAAAGCTATTAGGTCGTCAAAGTTCTGAAGTTGGTGAATTACGCAAGATTGTTGATGATTTCGTCAAGTCTCAGATTAATGCCACTAGCCCACAAAAAGAAGAAGACGAAGAACTCGACTTTTTCAATGAACCTGATAAAGCAATTGCAAAAGCTATTGAGAATCATCCGACTATTAAGGCGGCTCAAGAGACATCAATGGCAATGCAACAACAGCAGATTTTGTCTCAACTACAAACTACGCATCCTGACTTTATTGAAATTGTTCAGGATACACAGTTTCAAGAATGGACAAATGGGTCTAAAGTACGTCAAGAATTGTATCAGCGAGCAGATAAGAAGTTTGACTTTGAAGCCGCTAATGAACTCCTTACTCTCTGGAAAGAGCGTCAAGGTATGGTAGCAGAGACTGCCAAAGTTCAAGAACAAGATCGTAAGCGTCAACTAAAGGCCGCATCTACTGGTAGCACCTCAGGATCAACTGAAGCCCCAAGTCGCAAAGTCTATCGTCGTGCTGATATTATTAAACTTATGCAAAATGACCCAAAGCGTTACACACAGTTACAGCCAGAAATTATGGCGGCTTACGCAGAGGGTCGTGTCAAATAGTGTTAAGGAGAAATTAACATGGCACTGGGTACTAACCACGTCACCAATACTACGGCGGCTACTTTCATCCCCGAAATTTGGTCTGACGAAATTGTAGCGGCATACGAGAAGTCACTCGTACTCGCCAATCTTGTAAACCGCATGCCAATGACAGGCAAGAAAGGCGATGTTCTTCACGTCCCTAAGCCTACTCGTGGCGATGCATCTGCTAAAGCGGCTTCAACTCAGGTCACACTGATTGCGGCTACTGAGTCAGAAGTACAAGTAGCAATCGATCAACACTACGAGTATTCTCGTTTGATCGAAGACATCACTGACGTGCAAGCTCTGTCTTCACTCCGTCAGTTCTACACTTCTGACGCAGGTTATGCACTTGCAAAGCAGGTCGATACTGACTTGTTTGCACTCGCTAAGTCATTTGGTGACTCTGATGGTGCTGACTACGTTCACAGCAACTCGTTCTTTATGGACGCATCAACAAACTTGACAGCATATGCTGTTGACACTGTTGCGGCGGCTGACGTATTTACTGATGCGGCTTTCCGTGAAGCAGTTAAAGAGTTGGATGATAACGACACACCAATGGATCAGCGTTTCCTCGTTGTACCTCCATCAGTCGTTCAGACTATCCGTGGTATTGACCGTTACAACTCATCTGATTTCGTATCAGGTCAGCCTGTAGTTAATGGTCAAGTTGGTACTTTATACGGTATCGACATTTACGTATCAACCAACTGCCCAATCATTGAAACTGCCGCAGCCAATTCCGCAGGCGGTGATTTGAAAGCAGGTATCTTAGGTCACAAAGACGCTATGGTATTTGCAGAGCAATTGGGTGTTCGTTCACAGACTCAATACAAGCAAGAATACCTTGGTGACTTGTTCACTGCAGACACTCTCTACGGTGTCAAGGTACTCCGTCCTGAGTCAGCTTTGGCATTGATCTTCAACGCATAAAGCAACCTAGGGGTCACGGTCGTGGCCCCTTCCTTATTCAATAAACTGGAGATGTGAATGGCTATCTTTCGTGGCACTGGTGGACAAGGCGACAGCACAACAGATACTACAATTACTGTTGTAACGCAGAAAGCCGCTGATGCCGCCGCTAGTGC